TTGTTTTAATTTGTATTCCATAAAATAATTTTTTATATTTGTATCTAATTAAAATGTCTGATAAAGTTCCTTCCCATAAATTATTATTCAATTTAAATATAGTTTGATTTTTTAATTTTTTTTTAAATATTTGAACACCCAAATATTCAGTATAATGAGGATTAATTAATTTTGCTTTTTCTCTATCATAATTTTTATTTAGTTTTTCTTGTGCACATTGTCGACAACCTCTACTGCTTGCAGGGGACATAAACCAATTGTAATTATGAATTTTACAATACCAATATCTCTTAATATGAGAACTATTAGCAACAAGGTCTACAGATATTTCATTTTTATCTGTATCATAAAATACTTTTTTAAGTTCTGTTAATGGTGTAAATTTTATTGACATTATTTTAAATTTTGTTTTTGTAATTAATAAAAAAAATATATTTATAAATCAAATTTTTATTTTATTTTTTATTTAAATTTTAAATTTTTTCCTTACTGAACCCATCTTTTGCCACAATTTTGGCAACAAATGTACACACTTAACGCCTCATCACTACTACGAACTTGAAGTTCATAGTAAGTACACTGTCTTTTCTTACATCTAGAACATTCAAATAGATCAGTAGTGAGTTCAATTCTATCTTCCCATGCTTGAGAATTAATTCTATTAAGCTCATCAGTATCAGCTTTCCAATGTTCAGGGAATAATTCTTGTGGAGTCATAAATGCTAATTTATCAGCATCAAATTCTTTTTTTTTTAATCTTACTAATAATCTTGTATTCTTGATATGACTTTTTTTGTTTAAATTATCATATAAAGAGATAGCCTTTCTAACATATAAATCTTTAAATTTTGGATTACTCCATTTTTTAATTTCATCATTTTTATCAGAATATTCAATAGTCCAATTAAATAAACCATTTTCAACTAATTTTGAAAGTTTCTTATTTTTAATTAGTTTGTAAAAAATGTTTATCATTAAAGTTCGGTCATTTGTAATTGTAGTTGCCATTTTTTTATTATTTATATATTTTTATTTTTTTTTTAAATCAAATTTTTTTTTATATATAAATTAAATATATAATATGAATTATAAAAAAAAAAAAGGTAAAATTTTAAAAGGTAAAAATTTAAAAAGTAAAAATTTAAAAAGTAAAAATTTAAAAGGAGGAGCTTGTAGTATTTGTAGAGGTGTTGGTCATAATAAAAAAACTTGTCCAAGAAGAACATCTACAACAAGAAGAAGACCTACAACAACAAGAATAAGACCTATATTACCAAGAAATACAACAGCAGCAACTAAAACATCAACTACCAAAAAATCTTATTTTATAAAAGATAATAATCTTACTGATATTCAAAAAAGATGGTGTAGATGTGTATTACATGTATTAGAAAAACAAAATGTAGATTGTCGTATTTGGTTAGGATTAACAAAATTAGAAAAACAAAGGACAACTACACCGAAGTCATGTTATAATCCTTATGCAGTTTGTACCAAAAGTGTTGGTAAAGCTGGACACACTTCCACTTCTTGTAAATATAATTTTAATAATGTTCCTGCTACTAAACTTTTAGCATATTTTCAAAAAAATATTAAAAAATATAATAAATGGGCAAAAAAAAATAATAAAAAAATATATACAGATGTAAAAAATATTAAAGTAAATGAAACAATAGTTAAAAATTTTATTTCATGGTATTCAAAAAATTAAAAAAAATTATTTATTACAGATTTTAAAATCATCTTTACATTGTGAAGGATGATTATGACAATAATTTTGAAATGCTTCCGTATTCATTGAATAATTAACTAATAATAATATACCTATTAATAATATTAATTTATGTGTTGATTTCATTATATATATATATATTTATATAAGATTTTTAATTTTTTCATAAAAAAAATCTTAGTATATTATATAAAAAAAATGAAAGGTGGAAAAATGGGAGCTGAATGTAAAAAATGGAGAGCCGCTCATAAAGGTCATAATTGTGTTGGTACAAGATCAAAAGTTATGAACAAAAATGCTTTAAAAACCACTGGTGGTTTAAAAAAATCAGATTTAAAAATGAGTCATGGAAGAATTGTAAGTGTAAAAAAATCTCAACAAGCAAAAGCAAGATATAATGCTAATCCTAAAATAAGAAAGGCATTAGCAAGAGGTAGAAAAAAATTAGGAACACAAAAAAAATAGGCTAGAAAATGTTAGTTTTTTTTTTTATTTAATAATTATTATTTAATATTTTTTTTAAAGTTGATTTAGAAATATCAATATTTAATTTTTTCTTAATTATTTTAACTTGTCTTTTTTGAGATATATTTAACAAAGAGTCTTTAATGTTTTGTATTTGTTTAACTTGTTCATCAGAATATTTTTTTCTTTTTTTTATAGTTTCTTCTTTATATTCTTTAGAATTTTCAAATGATAATTCTTTTCCTTTAGAAGTTTCTATATAACCATTAATTTTTAATGTATGATTATGAACATTTATATGACATTCTTTACATAATACCACTAGATTACTAAGTTTATTTTTATGAATCGTGCCAATCATATTATTTAAATCAGCACTACATTGAAAATTAATGTGATGAACATCGACACCAGGCTTATTACAAACTTGACAATTTGTTATAATTAATTTAGAATTATATCTTGATTTATTATTATTTTCTAAAATTGTATTTTTATTATTAGTTAAAAAATTACGAATTTCATAAGCATCTTTCATAAAATTACTATCAATTCCTAAACTTTTAGCAATTTCTAATCCATATAGCCCAGCACCTTTTCCATTTTGTAATTTTCTTGTATAAATTAATTTATCTTCTTTTTTATTATATTCTAATGATAAATGATAAATTTTAATCATTTTTAAAGATTTAATAGCAGGAATATCTGGAAGATTATGATAATGTGTAGCAAGAATAACATTAGAATTTTTTTCAACAAATCTTTTAAGAGAAGCAGCTACAATAGATACAGCACTATCACTTTCTGTACCTCTTGATAATTCATCTGCAACAATTAAACTATATTCATCACATCTTTTTAAAATAGAACGCAATTCAATAATTTCAAGTTGAAAACTACTTTGTGCTTTAAATAAATTATCATTAGCATCTATTCTTGTATGAATTGACTTATATGGATAATAAACTAAATTACAAGGTGTATAAAGTCCTGCTTGTGCCATACAAATTGATAAAGCAATGCTTTTTAATAAACTAGATTTACCAAGTCCATTACAAGAATATAACAATATGCCATTAATTTTTTCTTGTGTTTCAATATTGTATCCCATACTAATATCATTTGGAATATAATTTTTATCTTCTAAAAGTCTTTCTATAATAGGATGTCTTAATTCTTTACTATGAAAATATGGTTTACCATCATTTAAATCTTTTATTAAAGGTTTTTTATAAGAATATATAATACTTAAATGAGCAGCAGTTGATAAAAAATCTAATTTAGAAACAAAATCAGAAATATTTTCGAGGATTTTTGAATATTTCAAAAATGATTTTAGTATTTCTTTATAAGTTTTTGAACTTAATTTATATAATTTCAAAAATAAATCATTTTTATTTGTTGAAAATTGATTAATTTCATTACTGGTTAATTTTACATTACTACTTTGTATTTTAAAAATTAATTTGTCTTTATAAATTTTAAATTTTTTATTACCTACAGTAAATACTGGTTTTTCTGTTAAATTAGATAAATTTTTAATAAGAACTTCCTTTCTTTTTTTTGTCAATTGTAAATAATAGCCATCACGATCATTATTCATAACACTAATTAGAGAATAATTTGCTTTGGAATCAATATAAAATGTTAATTTTTTAGATAATGTTTTAAAATAATCATCATAATAAATCATTTTATTTTGTAATTTATCAATGTCATCATTAAAGCCAATTTTTAAAATGCTTTTTTTCATATCTGGAAATACTTTAAAATTCATATTTTCTAATTCAAAAATTGATTTATATTCTTTTATAAACTCATTAAATTTACTTAAAATGCTTGTTTTAGGAATTAAATGATTTAATTTTTTATATTTTGTTAAGATATTTATAAGATTTAAAATATATTCATATGAGGAATCTAAACTAGTAAATTCAAGTGGATTTAATCTGCCTAATTCTAGTTTTCTGTGAAAACGACTTAAATCACCAATGTTTTCTAATTCATTTCTAATTTTTTCATATAAATATTTACCTTTTTCAATTTTTGATTCTTTATTATTATTTGATTCAATAATTTTATCTTTTTCTCTTATAAGTAAATTTTCAATAACATTATAATTTTTATTTAATTCTTCTACATTTGTTGTAGGTCTAGTTAATTTACTTTTTAATAAACGTTTTCCACCTGATGTTTTACATTTATTTAAAACATCAAACAAACAATTAAATTTAGCATATTTTTCTGTTTTATTACTTAAAATATCTAATTGGTAAATACTATTATATGATAAAATCATATTATTATTCTCTTCTATTGATTTTGGAACTTTTAAATTTTTTAATAATAATGGATCATGGTTTTTAACAAAATTTATCAAATTTACAAATGGATAGATACAACTTGGTTTATCAGTAAAATGTAAATATTCAATAATATCTAAAGTAGTATCATTAGAATATAATTCAGTTAGAAATGCTTTTTGAAATTGAATATTTTCAAAAATTTTATCATATTCAACAAAATGTAATTTAGTTTCTTGTAATTCTAGATAATTTAACAAATACTTTAAATCATATGTAAAGGTATCTTTATCAAAGATGCTAAATAAATATTCAGATGAATTATAAATTTTTAGAATTCTATATAATTCATCTAAAGCTTTATTAAAATCATCAATAGCATTTACAAAATAATTGGTATATAATTCACCAGTTGAAGCATCTAAAAAAATGCATGAAATGATCATATTTTTTTTATTAGTATTATAACATGTGTGTTCTTCAAATAGAACAGATGCTAGATAATTTGAATTATAATTTTTTTCAAAACCAGGTGCTAAACTTGGTGATAAAATTGTTCTTATATTTCTTTCAGGCTCCATGATTCCATCATTCAGTTGATCGACAATTATAACAGTATAATCTAACTTTATTAGCAAATTAACATACTTGGCTTCAGTGGCTGCATTCTTTGGATAACCTGCCATCTGCAATACTTCATTTTTTAGCTTTTTTTTTGCTACATGCATGTTTAATTGTTTTGCTAAATTTTTAAGACCATAACGACCATCTTCTCTGTCATACATTTCATGGAAACTACCACATTGCCAAAGGACAATAGTATTTTTACCAAATTGTTGTCTGTTTTTCTCTACTAACGAGAAGTACCTATCAGTCATTTTTGATTTCGATTTCTTAGAACTCATATTATATTTATATAGTTCTTTGTTCCTTAAATAGTAAAATAGTATTCTTTAAATTCACCACTTATTAAGAGAGATATTTTGTTAGATTATTAAAAATGTTGTATTTTTTTGATTTTAATTTTTTTATAAAAATTTGATTTTTTTTTATAAAATTAAAAACTAATAAATAAAAAATAAAAAATGAATAAAGTTGAAACTTTAAAAATATTAACTAAGAATTATCCAAATATTAAATTTAGAATTTATAATAATAAACTTCAAAGACTAAATAGAAAAAGATGGCGTCCTGTTTGTAAATGTGGGATAGCAAGACCAATTTTTGGATTACCAGAGGATAAAAAGCCTACTTGTTGTTCAAAATGTAGA